ACTTGGAAACCAACATTCTTTTCATCACGTCAGCCACGATGTCTTTGACCTTATCGCCCCATGCCTCGGCGTAATCTTCGCCAGCCTGAAACGCTTCAAAAAAAGCATCTCCGAGTTCTTTGGCAATATCGGAACTTGAACCGCCGATGATGTCCTCAACCATGTCATTGATGATGGCGACAGCCTGTGCGCCGAGTTCTTCAATTTTTCTGTTCCATTCATCAATCTTACCGTGGTCTGTTTTTTTCTTGTCTTCTTCATTCCTGATTTGTTCTTGAATAAGAAGTTGCTGCTGGGCGAGGTTTTTAAGCTGTTCTTGGGCGTTGCTGTATTTCTCACCCCCGAGAGCCTTGTCAGCCGTGTAAGCGATATTTGCATACGCCGTGGCGAGTTTTTCTGCGGTCTTTTGAAGCAGTGCTGCGTTGTTTGAAACGTTGCTGAACAGAAGTCGCCAAGCCCCTGCTACGTCATTGACAGCGATTTTATTTCTCAGGAGTTCTTTGTAAGTCTCAGATAAAGCCCGTTTCACACGTTCAACCGCTTTTCCGCTATTTTCTTGTAACCGCACAATATCTGCGTTGTCAAGTTCCCATTGGAGTTGGTCTATTCTATCCTGCAGGTCTTCAATTTCTTCTTGCTTCTTGTCATCATTGTTGAACAGGTTCACAATCTGCATGGCTATTGACATGGCAGCCGATATGATAGTCAGGATGACAGAAGCCTTTTCAACCGTTTGAATGGCTGTTGCTGCCGCTGTCGCTGTTCCCTGAATACCGGTGGCAGACATATTCACAAGCTGAACAATACCGTTTATCATTGACAAAGAGGCGGTCTGAATCCGGCCGCCGTTTGAAATGTTTCCGCCTGCCACGCCGCCGACCGTGTCGCCAATGCTCTCAAACTCCCGTTCACATTCTTGAAGCGTCTTGTACAAGTCCTCCCATTCTTTGATTGAGCGTTTGCCGGGATTTATATCATTTTTAGCCTGTGCTTTCTCAACATTCTTTTTGGCTGTTGCGACTTTGGCACGGGCAACAGCGATTTTATCAGAAGACCCGCCGTTCTTTTCAAGTTCGGCAAGTTCCTTTTCTGCCTCCGCTAATACATTCTTCAACTGTTTAAGGGTTAGTTCCGCTATTTCATCGCACCATGCCTGATACGTTTCTTCACGTTGTGCGAACTGTTCGTCTATGCCTTTATAGGCTTCCTGTTCAGCACGGTTCAGTTCGTCCACGTTTCCTTGTGTGACACCCTTACGGAGCTTCTTGTTGCCGTCTTTATCTGTTTCATAGAGGCTTTCACGTTTTTTCTCGTATTCCTCTGTTATTTTTAGACGTTGCTGTTCATAAGTCAGAATGTCTTTCATCATATCGTCAAGGGCTTGTTTGTTACCTTTGACTTGAATCTGCCTTGCAACTTCGGCATAAGACTTTAACATCGCTTGCTGCTCGGAAGAAAGGTCAGCGGTTGTCAGGTTCAAGGAAGCCCGGTATTCAAGCTGTTGTTCCTTTGTCGCTTTCGGGTTCTGATTGAGCCATTCAAGCACTTTTTTATCTTTCAGGTCTTCAATCATTTTCTGCGCCCGTTTATCGTTCTCGGAGATAAGGCGGTCATAATTCAACTGCACCTGCGCAACGGTCTTTTCATAACCATCTTCAAGTTCGTTGATTTGAGCCTGACGGATGTCTATCTCGGCTTGTGAAACTGCTTCTGAAACCTTTGCTGAATACTCCTTGATTTTAGCCGTGCGTTGGGCTGTTTCATCGGCGATTTTCTGCTGTTCTTTAGCGAATCTCTTTTCCTCGTTCTTTTCCTGCGTTGTTTTCTGGCTTGTACCCGCTTGTTCAAACAGTTTTTGAAAGTCAGATGAAACAGAGGTCATTTTCTCGGCATACTTGTTTATACGGGCGTCTATTTCGTTCAGAACAGGGTCATTGGCGATTGTCTGTTTGAACGCTTCACGGGCTTTTCTCGCACCCGCCTCGGTGTAAACCCATGCTCCGCTGCGGTCAACGTATTCATAGCCTCCTTGTGTCGTGTGTGAATATCCCGGCACTTTGCTTCCCGCCTGAATCTTATCCATTTGGTCTTCAAGAGCCATTTGGCGTTCAACCCTCTTTGCGTAGGCTTCATCAAGACGGGATTGCCATGCGGCGGCTTCCGCACGTTTCTGAAAGGCTTTCATCATCAAGGAAGTGTTCTTGACAAAGATGTTTTCAGCATCATTGACGCTGTTGACGGCAATTCCCAGTTCTTTGAACTTCGCCTGACTTTCTTTTATCCACTCACGCTTTTCATGGGCTGACTTGCATTTCTTGTATTCGTCTTGAAGACGTTTATACGTTGAAATGGCTTTGCCCGCTGATTCGCTAACCTGTTTGTTGAACGCCTCGGCTTCCTCACGTTCCTTTTTCAGAGCGTCAGCGGCTTCGTCCGTTGATTTTCTGAAAGCAAGGAAAGCTGTCACGGCGGCTGCAAGAACAGACAGAACCAAACCAAGCGGATTTGCTTTTACAGCCATGTTGAAAAGCAACATAGCGTCTTTGGCTGAACGTATAGAGGTTGTTAGAGACAGAAAAGCACTAACAGTTCCCCAAATGTTCATCAATTTATGTGCGGCTGCGACAGCGATAACGGCGGCTTTATATGCCCCGTATGTAGCGATGATTGTCAAAAGGATGTTACCGACTGTTTCCCAGTTCTCAATCAGGGTTGAGACAAGACCAAGAGAGGTGTTTATTACCCCCTCCTGCGACTGACCTATGGCATTGAACATTGTGTCGATTGCGTCCTCAATGTTTGAAATCTGCCCCGTGATTGTTTTTGACTGAGCTTCCATAAGACCGCCGAATTTACTGCCCTCGTTGGTCAGGTTCTCAATGGCTTTCTGAACTTCGGGAAATCCTACTTTTCCGTCTTCAACAAGTTGTCTGACCTGATTTTCTGCTACGCCGAACTGTTTCGCAAGTTCTTCCATAAGAGGAATGCCACGCCCCAAAAATTGATTAAGGTCAGCCGTGTACAAACGTCCTTGAACCATTGTTGTTCCGTACAGATAGGCAAGGTCATTGATAGGGATTGAAAGCCCGGCGGCGATGTCCCCGAGGCGTATCAAAGTGCTGTTCACGTCATTTGCGGCGACACCGTAGGCAAGAAGCTGTTTTGCGGCTTGACCGATGTCTTTCAGACCGAACGAAGTTGTGGCGGCTGTCTTGACAAGCTGGGTCATCAAAACATCTGTCTGACCCGCAGAGCCGAGCATGGTTTTGAAAGCGATTTCAAGCTGTTGGAATTCTCCACGGACAGTCGCAACGTGCGTGATGAAATCTTTTATCTGAGACACGGCAAACACACCAGCGACAGTTCTGCCGATTCTTTTGAATGAATCGTCAATCCTTGCACCTTCGTCAACCGCTGTTTGCCCTATACCTTGGAGCAAACGCCGTGATTCGGCTGCGCCTACCCTTAACTGGGAGTTGTCAAGCCCGACACCGTAATTCAGTCTTCCTTTATCGTTGTTCATTGTTTCTGCCTTTAATCACAGGTTTCAAAAAATTTCCTTACTTCTTCCTTATTTCTCGGGTCATCTGCCTTGATAACTTTTTGTTCTTCATCCTTTTTCCCGTCATTTTTCTTTTTGTCGTATGTCGGGAGAATAGCCCCGTACATTATCATGTTCGTATAGCTGATATTGTACAGAACATAGTCAAAGGTCAGATCGTAGCCTTTTGCAAAACCGCCTATGACAGCCCAAATGCTGTCATTCAGTTCTCCACTTTCCTCGGATGAAGAAGATTGAGTTCTGTCAGGAAAGTGGTAAGCCCGAAAAAATCGGCTATCTGCATTCTTGATAAGATTTGGCTTACAATCAGGTTAAGTTCTCTCGGGGAGACATCTTCAAGAAGTTCTTTTGCAAGCTCCGCTTTCTTGTCAATGGTAATTTCAACTTCAATCGTGTATGGGCGGCGAATAAGCCCGCACAGATACCGTTTCTCTTTGATTTGCGGAACTTTTTTCTTTTCTGTGATGCTCTTTGCGCCAAGAATGAGAATAGCCGCTATATCGCCGAGAATGCGGCAGTCTTTCGCTATGGATAATGTTTCTTCAACGACCTTCTCCGTGTCAAGGGCAATATGTGGGAGTTGTGAAATCGCTTCTGAAACAAGTATGAGGGTTGCCGTACTTGCGGGGGCAACCTGATATGACTTTTCGCCTACCTTGACTTCAAAAGGCTGTTCAAGGATGGTTTCAGCAACCGTTTGTTCTATTGTCTTATTCATATCTGACGAATTTCTAAGTTATGATTAGAGACGGGGGTCGGAATCGAACCGACATGCAACCGGGAAAGGCGTTCAGGCTTCACGGCGGATAAACCAGTGTATCAACCCCGCTGAAAGTTTTCTTATTGCGCTTACCCTTTGGGCTTTGTATAAGGCTTCACGGTCTTGCCTGTCTTGGGTTTCAGGCAACGTGCAACGTAATGAAGCATTTTACCGTCAGCGGTTGAATAGCTTTCATCACAACGAACCACGGAACGGTCAATCTGTGCGCCCTCGCATTCTTCGTCTTCGGGAGTTATGCGGAAAGCATGTTCTCCTGCGATTAACCCGTCATTGTCTTCAAACGGGCGTTCCCCGCCTTTCTTGACAAACAGGTCAAATTCAAGCGTATAAGTATTCTTCCCGTAACGGACATCAACAAGTTCGCCGCCCTCCTCTGTGGCGGTCTTCTCAGTTCCCGCCGTGGGGGTGATTTTTGTTGTGTCTTCTTTAGGAGTGTCAATGGCTTTCCATTGTGCTGCCGCATCGGGAGCCCCGTTTACGGACGGTGTGGTTTCTAATCCACACTTACCCCATGATAAAACTGCCATAACTTATTCGTTTTTAATGTTCTACAATTTATTTGATATTTAGAGACGCATCATCGCTGCCGAAGAACTCGTAATGAAGTTTCACAACGATGAAATGCTGATTGATGTCAGGTTCAGCCTCCGTGTAAATGGTTTGTTGAAGCCTGAATTTATAACAGGACTTATCGGCGGTCAGGCTGTTGACCCAATCATTGGCGAGACGCTCTATTTCTTCTGCCCGCTGACCGTCTTCAACGAAGACCCCGTTATCGTAAGGGTCAACATCTGGAACATAGATATTCACGGTTACAACACCCGTTTGAATGTCACCCGAAAGACCCGATGTGAATATCACAACGGCATCCTCCTTGCGACTGTCTCTCGGGCGATTGCTGGTCTTACCGTCCCCTCTGTAAACGTCCCCTGAAATCATCGAGGAAAGGGTACTGTTTTTCAGCAGACGGTACACGTCCCCTTGAATTTGTTTTGAAGTCTTAGCCATATAAGTTCTGTTTAATGAAATCCGAGTTGTTTCAACATTTGCGGTACAAGACGCTCGGCAAGAAGTTCTGAACTGTCAAGAACGTCAAGCCCTTTTGCGGACACATAAGAAGCGTAGTTCATACCAGCCACGACAATAAGGCAAATCCCCTGCGGGAATTTTCTTGCGAGGCTTTTCACATACGCTGCCCCCTTTGAAGAACCGTCCTTGCCTTGTTTCACGGTTTGGAAACTGGATGAATGGATTATTCGCCCGTCAACCGTGATAACATAGCCGATTGAACTTCTCAGGTTGCCCGTGCGGTCTTTGTAAGAATTGGTTGAACGTGCCCTGTTCAAGACTGTCTCCCCGATATACATCAGGTTTCGGATAAGAACTTGTTTCAGCCTTTCAAGCTGCTGTTCCGTGTATCTGTCAATCTCCGACATCGGTGTTAGTTGTGTGATAGGCATATTCTTCTCAGTTATTTTTTGCGAAATCGGCGCATGTGGCGTTTACTTTTCTTATTGGTATGTTTGACCGGGTTGAAAAAGAAAAGCCGACATACAGCCGCACATCGCTTTAGACCAAAATTCTTACTTCGCACACGGCTTCAAGCGGTTCTGCCTGAATGATTGAAAACGTGCCAATCTCTTTTCCTGACAAGTCTTTCAAGCGTAGCTGTTCCGATGGAACGGGCTGTTCTTCAATCAGGATTTCATAGGAAGCCACTGTGAAGTGTTCCCCCTTGATAATTCCGAGTTGGTTGAACTTCTTCGCCTTGAATTGACATGGAACAGGTTCGCCCCATGCCACGGAAGACGGTTTGATGGGATAACCCGTTTCAGGGTCAATCCCGCCCGCTGTCTTTGTCTTGAATTCGATTGTTCCGTTTTGAATAAGCATACATTTCCGTTTTTAAAGCCGAGAACCTTTATATCCGTAAATAGGTTTGTTTGCGCTGCCGCTGTCATCGTCAAATTCTTTGTACAAGGCTTTGGCATGATTGCGGAATTGCGTTCTCTGTTCGTCCGTGAATGAAAAGGACTGACCGCCCTGAGACACGTCAGGAGCGAAAGACAGCCACAGAAGTAAGTCTGCTTTGGCGAGGTTGTAGGCTTTCCCTTTCAGAACCTCTGCTGTCGCTTCCGTGTCAAGGTCAAGCCCCCGTTTGTCCGCTGTCTCAACAAGTGTTCGGAGCGGTATCGGGTAGGCGTTTATCCCTTTCAGGTTTTCGATAACTTTTGCCATAATTCAAGACCGTCTTTAATCCCAATCTTGTGCGTCCGTTCTCACGTAGATGTTACGGTAAGCCGTATCAAATGCGGGAATAGCGTCAGCCTGACCGATTGTAACCTCGCTCTTAGGCTCAATCGTACCGTACTTCTTCACGACTGTATGGGCACGTACGGCTCTCAGAATTGTTTCTTCATTTTCCTGAAGAATGTCATACTGCGTGGAACCGAGTATTTCACTTTCTGACAAAATCATACGGCTGTTCTCAAACGGGTTGCCAGAAGTCTGTGAACCGTCTGAAAATTCACGGGTGATGGTTTGGTCGATAACACGCAGTTGAATACCGTTCAGCCATGCTTGTTTTGCGAGCATGGTATTTACAGCAGCCAAGTCAGGTGTTTGAGAGATACCGAGGGCGTTGGCGGCGAAAGAAGCGCACTGTTTAATAATTTGTTCCGCAGAACAGATTTTGTACAGTTCATCCAAATTGATGAAAGCGTACTTCAAGTTCAGGTTATGATCCTTACCCAACTTCACGAATTTAGCAAGGTCGCCGATAATGTCAGCAGTTGACTTTCTGTTCCAATCAACGGATGATTTGGTTTTCATCTCATCATCCACGTCATAGTCAAGGTCAAATTCATTGGCATAGGTTG